GCCAAGGTTATGATGACTGAGGACCAGTTTGAACAAGAGTTTGAATGTTCCTGGGTTGCCAATGTACCTGGTGCTATTTTTGGAAAAGAGCTGCAAGCTGCCCAGGAAAGTGGGCGCATAGGAAATGTTCCCTATGATGAATCGCAAAAAGTAGATACCTGGTGGGATCTTGGTATAGGTGATAGCACCGCCATTTGGTTTACACAGAGCGTTGGTAGAGCAATTCATGTCATAGATTTTTATGAAGCAAGGAATGAGGGGTTACCGCATTATGCGAAGATACTTACGAATAAAGGCTATTTCTATGGAAGTCACAATGCGCCACACGATATTGAGGTTAGAGAGCTTGGCTCTGGCAAGAGCCGCCGAGAGATCTCATACGACCTTGGGATTAATTTCAAAGTCGTTCCGAAACTGCCAGTTGAGGATGGCATACACGCTGCGCAACTTATCCTCTCTCGTTGTTGGTTTGACCAAGCCAACTGCAAAGCCGGATTAGAGTCACTTAGACAATATCATAGAGCTTATAATGAACGATTAAGGACATTTAGAAATAGTCCGGTCCATGACTGGGCAAGCCATGCAGCTGATGCCTGGAGATACTTTGCAGTAGGTGTAAAGGAAAATCGAGGGTTCGAGCGACCACCACAAGTTTTAGCTGATAGTAATTATAATCCATTAGGAGTAGCAATGTAATGGGATTTTTATCACCAAAAGTGCCAGCGCCGCCGCCAGTAGAGCCGCCACCGCCAGCACCGCCTATGGATGTAGTGCCAGATAGTGTGGTTACATCTGTAGATGAAGTAGAAAATAAACGTAAGCGCTCTAATAGAGTTAGCAGACAATCCACCATTTTAACTGGATCGCAAGGCTTGTTAACTGAAGCGCCTATAGAATATAAATCTTTATTGGGATCAAATAAATAATGGCTAGTGAAACAAGTGATCCTGGTGGTCAAGATACTGTTGACCAGATGGAAGAAGAAAACGCTATAGCTGGAATGACAGATGCACAAAGCCAGGCGCAAATGTCAGAGATGGGATTGTCTGGTGGTTTTGGTAACTATGCTGGCAGCACATCTTTATCTAATCAGATGAATAGCAGCATAACTGGAAGCAGAGTCACAGATGCTTTAGTGCCAGGTCTTGGAACTTTGTCTTTAATTAGTTCGATAAGCGCACAGAATTTACAATCTAATTTACAGCGTGGCGCTAGTCCAGTTTATGGGTCTGGTGGCAATGTTGAGGGAACATTAGGATCTAGGTTTGTTTGGTGGTACTGTTTATTCTGGTAATCCAGATTTAGATCCAAACAGATCAGCACCAGATGATAGTAATGATAATGTGGCTACAAATAGAACTTTACGAGGTAGGCCAGGTGCAGCTGTTAAAGGTGTATCTAATACAACAGCCAAAAGAATAACGCCAAGTGCCGCTGTTCGTGGAAGTGGTGCATCATTAGCACCAAAGCTTTATGCCATGTCTGGCAGAGGTAAGGGCAGAGGAATAAACACATCTTCTCAAGGCATCCTTGGATCTGCACCAGTACAAAGAAAAACATTGTTAGGAAGTTAACATGAGTGAAAAACTAGCACATGAACTTGTTAAAAGGTTTGCTTCATTGGAAAACCAGCGAGCAACCTGGGAAACACATTGGCAAGAAATAGGTGACTACGTTACTCCTAGAAAAGCTGATATTAACAAGGTTAGATCTCCAGGTGATAAACGATCAGAATTAATATTTGATGGTACTGCTGGTCTTGCAGCTGAGTTACTTGCAGCTAGTTTGCATGGAATGTTAACCAATATGTCAACTAAATGGTTTTCATTACAGTTTCAAAATGATGATCTTAACATGATTGACGAAGCTAGAGAATGGCTTGGTGATGTTGAGCGTGTAATGTATGGCGCTTTTGCCAGGTCAAACTTTAATGAACAGATCCACGAGCTTTACCATGATTTAATTACTTTTGGTACAGCTGTTATGTTTGTAGAAGAAGATGACGATTTTCAATTAGGATTTTCAACCAGGCATATTTCAGAATGTTATGTTACTGAAAACGATAAAGGTCGAGTTGATACTGTTTATCGTAAATTTAAAATGCCATTACGAGCTGCCATTAATAGATTTGGCGCTGATAAAATGTCTGCAAAGATACTTAAAAAGGAAAAAGAAAAACCTTATGAAATGATGACGTTGCTTCATGCGGTTTACACCAGGGATGATAGAGATATTACAAAGGTGGATGCTGGTAATAAACCAGTCGCTTCAGTTTATTTAGATCCAGAAGAAAAGGTTATTTTGTCAGAAAGTGGTTTTGACGAGTTTTGTTATTGTGTTCCTAGATTTTTAAAAGCAAGTTTTGAAATTGGTTATGGCCGCTCCCCAGCCATGACCGCCTTGGCTGATATTAAGATGCTTAATAAAATGTCTGAGGTTACAATTAGGGCCGCTCAAAAACAAGTTGATCCTCCGCTTCTTGTGCCAGATGATGGTTTTATTCTCCCCATCAGAACTGTGCCAGGCGGCCTTAATTTTTATAGATCTGGAACTAGGGATAGATTAGAGCCATTAAATATAGGCGCAAATAATCCTATAGGTTTGGCTATGGAGGAACAACGTAGAAAAGCGATTCAATCGTCTTTCTATGTTGACCAGCTTTTACTTGGTACTGGCCCTCAAATGACAGCAACAGAAGTTGTCCAGAGAACTGAAGAAAAGATGAGATTGCTAGGGCCAGTCCTTGGAAGATTACAAGCTGAATTATTGCAGCCGCTTATTACTAGAAGTTATAATATTTTATCAAGAAAAAATTTATTTAAAAATCCACCTGAGATTATTCAAGGCCAAGACTTTGATATTGAATATGTATCGCCGCTGGCAAAAGCTCAAAGAGCTGGTGACGTACAATCGGCATTACAGTTTATTGAATTGACACAGCCGCTGGCACAAATTGATCCAGGCGTAGTTGATTATGTAGACACAGATAATTTAATTAAACATTTAATAAATACATTATCAGTTCCAGCCAAGGCAGTTCGTGGACAAGATGAAGTTAACGAAATTCGTGAGCAGCGCCAGGCACAACAAGCGCAGCAAGCGCAACTTGACCAGGCACAACAAGTCGCTGAATCTGCTGGATCTGCTGCACCTATGTTAAAGGCAACACAATGAATCCAGAAGAATTAAGGGCAGCTTATAAATTAATTTTAAATTCTAAAGATGGTGAGGTTGTTCTCGCAGATTTAGAAGCACGCTATCACATAAATGGATCTACGTTTTCTGTCGATCCATGCGAAACAGCCTACAGAGAGGGTCAGCGAACTGTAGTGCTATTTTTAAAATCAATGCTGAAAGATCAACCTAAAAGAGAGGATATGGTAGAAACATGAGTGAAGAAACACAGGTAGCGGATGCTCCGGCTGTAGAAGAAGCTGGACAAGCAACGTCTGTTGAGCCAGTACAAAATGATTGGCGCTCAGAAATTCCAGAAGAAATTAGAAGTCATAAATCATTAGAAACAATCCAGGACATACCTAGTCTTGCTAAGAGTTTTGTAAATGCACAATCAATGATAGGTGCAGATAAAGTTGCATTGCCTGGCAAACACGCTACGGATGACGATTGGAATATTGTTTATGATAGATTAGGTAGGCCAGCAGAAGCTAAAGATTATAATTTGGCAGCTTCTATACCAGAGGGCCAGGTAACAAATACTGAAATGCTTGATTGGTTTTCAAATACAGCTCACAAAGCTGGTTTATCACCACGCCAGGCAACCTTAATATTAAACGAATTTAATGAACAAACTAACAATCAGCTCAATACAGATCAAATTAATGTTCAAGCTGAATTAGAAAAGACAACAAACGAACTTAAAAAAGAATACGGACCAGCATTTGAAGATAGAATGACTGTAGGTAATGGCGTTTTAGAACAGTTTGGTGACAAAGGCATTGCAGAAATACAATTAGCTGATGGTAGACGTTTAGGCGATCATCCAGAAGTTATTAAAATGATTGTTAATGTTGGTGAGTTCATCACTAAAAAAGTTGGTGAGGATAGCTTAGAGGGCGTAAAGACCAGCGGTGCTATTGGACCAGAAGAAATAAACGTAAAATTAAAAGAAATGACTGATCCAGGTACGCCTTACTGGGATGCAAAACATCCTCAGCATAGTTTTTATGTTGATGAAGCAATGAAATATAGGGAGATGTTAAATGGTTGATAAAGAATTTAAGCTTGAAGTTTTAAGAATGACACTTGAAACTGGATCTGGAAGAATTATAGATGATCCACTAGAACGAGCTGACAAGTATTTGCAATGGTGTGAAGCTGAAGATAAGCCGAAAGGTCCTTCAAAAAAAGACACTAGCAAAGTAGTCGAGATAAGCAATAGCCCTCGCAAAACCAAATAAACTTACGTCTGGATTCCCCAGGTAGCGTTTTAATTTTAAACTTAAACTTAGGAGAGTGTAATGAGTACACAAATCACTACCGCTTTCGTTAATCAGTTTAGTTCTAACGTACAGTTATTGTCGCAACAAAAAGGCTCGTTGCTTCGTGGTGCTGTTTCAGAAGAATCTGTAACTGGTGAGAAAGCATTTTTCGATCAAGTTGGAAGTGTTGCGGCTGTCAAGCGTACAAGCAGACACCAGGACACAACTATCTTGGACACACCTCATTCAAGAAGAATGGTAACTATGGACACTTATGAGTGGGCAGATCTTATAGATGATGCTGACAAGGTTCGTATGTTAATTGATCCTACATCAACTTATGCTCAAGCAGCTGCTGCTGCAATGGGTAGAGCAATGGATGATTCAATCATAGCTGCGGCTACTGGTACATCATCTACTGGATCAAGTGGTAGTACGTCAACAGCTATGGACTCTGACAATATTATTGCTCATGGTTCAGCTGATTTAACAGTAGCAAAGCTTATCCAGGCAAAGAAAATCTTGGATGAAGGGTCTGTTGATCCATCTATTGCTAGATATATTGCTGTAGCTCCAGCGCAAGTTGAAGCTTTACTTGGTACAACTCAAGTAACATCAAGCGATTTTTCTAACATTAAAGCTCTTGTTCAAGGTGAAGTTGATACTTTTATGGGTTTCAAATTCATCATGTCTACAAGATTAGCTGTGGCTTCTAATATCAGAACTTGTTTTGCATGGGCTGAAGATGGAGTTAAGCTTGCTGTTGGTAAAGACGTTATGGCGAAGATTGATGAGAGAGCAGATAAGTCCTACTCAACTCAAGTCTTTTATTGTTCAACATTTGGTGCAACACGAATGGAAGAAGCTAAAGTGGTTTCTGTCCTTTGTGATGAATCAGCTTAAAGGGAGATTGTAACATGGGTACAAAAAATTCAGATTTAGTAGCTAATTTTGAAGCTACACCTGTAGTTATGACAGATGCCAGTCTTTTATCTGGTGTAACTCGTATAGCACAAGGCACAATAGAGGTGGCAGCTGGAGATAGTGACAATGACGATATTGTCATGCTTGCTCCAATTCCAACTCACGCTAGTATAACTTCATTGAAAATTGCTTCAGACACTTTAGGTGGAAGTTGTACTTTTAATGTTGGCTTATACACAAGCGCTGGTGTTGTTAAAGACGAAGATTGTTTTGCAACTGCTGTGGCTGATGCCGGAGCAATGGCAGATGTTCGTTTTGAAGCAGCAGACATAAGCACTTGTGGTCAAAAGGTTTACACCATAGCTGGAGATTCTACAGATCCAGGCGGTTACTACTACGTTGCAGCGACTATGGCTGCCGCTGGTGGTACTCTTGGTACAATGTCATTCATTATTGAATACGTTGTTAACTAACTAACTGAGGTGGCATAGCAATATGCCGCCTTTTTTATAGGAATTTATTATGGCTTCAGTAGTAGATATATGTAATTCGGCTTTAAATCAGATAGGTGCATCTAATATCATTGCGCTTACTGAAGATAGTAAAGCTGCAAGAATATGTAATCAAAGATATGAGTTTATAAGAGATGGTGTTTTTAGATCTCATCCCTGGAATAGTTTGATTACCAGGCAAACTTTAGCTTCAGATGCAACTGCTCCAAGTTTTACATATTCAAATCAATTTACATTACCTACAGATCCATTTTGTCTGCGAGTTTTAAAACTTTCAGATCCAGAAATTAAGTTTGAAATTGAGGGCCGCAAAATTGTTTGTGATGAAAGCACACTCAATGTTGTGTTTGTTGGTAAAATAACTGATCCTAATCAGTATGATACGTTGTTAACAGAAACTATTGTTGCAGCGTTAGCAGCTGATATAGCCTATCCTTTATCTGGAAGCATTACACTTGCTGCACAATTTGCAACTCTTTACAGAGATAAACTTAAAGAAGCGAGGTTTGTTGATGCAACTGAGGGCAACACAACTAACACAGCAAGTATAACTGATAGCGAAGTTATTTCAGCAAACACATTTATTAATGCGAGGTTGTAAATGGCTAAGGCTTCTCCTCCATTTAATAATTTTACAGCTGGTGAATTATCTCCCAGGTTAGAGGGAAGAACAGACGTTAGTAAGTATTTTAATGGATGTAAAAAATTACAGAATTTTATAATACATCCTCATGGTGGTGCTAGTCGTAGACCTGGAACGAAGTATGTAAATACAGTCAAAGCTAGTGCAAACTTTACCAGGCTAATACCATTTGAATTTAACGTAGAGCAAGCATACGTTTTAGAGTTTGGTAATACATATTTTAGAATACATAAAGATGGTGGCACTGTTGTTGATGGTAGCTCAAATCCAATAGAAGTATCAACAGTTTATACAAGCGCCCAGGTTTCAGACATTAAGTTTACTCAAAGCGCAGATGTTATGTACTTAGTGCATCCATCTCATCCAGTTCAAAAAATAACAAGAACAAGTCATACTGCATGGACAATATCAGAAGTAGCGTTTTTGCGAGGTCCTATGCAAGATCCAAATACGACTGATACAACATTAACAGCTAATGGCAGAACTGGTAGCGGCAAAACTATAACAGCAAGTGCCGATACTTTTGTATCGACTGATGTTGGTAGATTAGTAAAACTGCATGATGGATTTGCTAAGATAACAGCATTTACTAATGCAACAACTGTAACTGCAACTGTTCAAGAAAACTCTGAGGGCAGATCTGAATTGATGCCATCTTATACCGCATCAACTATAGCTTTTTTTGAGGGAGATCCAAGCTCAACTGGCTTAGAGCATAATGATAGAATGACAGATACAGCTGGTGAGTTTGTTACACAAGGCTTTAAGGTTGGTCAAAAGATAACAATATCTGGCGCATCTAATGGCGGTAATAATAAATCTACTGCTGTTCTTCTTGTCCAGGTTACAGCAGATACTATATTGTTTTCTCCTAGTGTTGACTTGGTAAATGAATCAGCCAGCGCTTCTATTACATTAAATGGAGAGCTTGAAGCTGATAGTGATTTTAGTTTAGGAGCATTTAGCTCAACTACTGGTTATCCAGCAGCAGTTTCTTTTTTTGAACAACGCTTGGTTTTTGCAAATACAACATCTCAACCACAGACATTATTCTTTTCTGTTGGTGGTAGCTTTGAAGATTTCGCAGATGGTATAGATGCTGATGATGCTTTGACTTACACAATAGGATCTAACCAGGTAAATGTTATTAGATACCTTGCATCAAGTAGAGTTTTAATTGTGGGAACAAGTGGCGGTGAATTTGCTGTAAGTGCCAGCGGTGCAGCAGAGCCATTATCACCAACTAACGCTCAAATAAAACGCCAGGCTAATTACGGATCTGCAAACATACAGCCTATTCAAGTAGGAAATGTAACAATGTTTGTGCAAAGAGCTTCAAGAAAAGTAAGAGAATTAGTTTATAATTTTGATTCAGATAGTTATCAAGCACCAGACTTAACAGTATTAGCTGAGCATATTACTGATAGCGGCATAACAGAAATGGCGTTTCAGCAAGAGCCAGACAATATTGTGTGGTGTGTTTTAACTGATGGTCGTTTTGTTGGCATGACATATAGACGAGAAGAACAAGTTGTTGGATGGCATGAACATATTATTGGTGGATCATTTGGATCTGGAAATTCTGTTGTAGAAAGTGTTGCGGTTGTTCCTGGTGATCTGAATGAGGATAATGTTTACCTTGTTGTTAAAAGAACTATTAATGGTGCAACAGCTAGATATATAGAAACATTTTCTTCATTTGATTTTGGAACTGATGTTGAAGATGCTTTTTTTGTAGATAGTGGTTTAACTTATACCGGATCTGCTGCAACTAACATATCTGGTCTAAATCATTTAGAGGGTCAAAGCGTTTCTATTTTATCTAATGGTGCGACACATCCTAATAAGACAGTATCTTCTGGAGCGATTACTTTAGACAGAACAACTACTAAAGCTCATATAGGTATAGGGTTTGATTCAATATTACAAACTATGAGAGTGGATGCTGGTGGTACAGAGGGAACTGCTCAAGGTAAAATAAAAAGAATACACGACATCACTCTTAGATTATTTAGAACTGTTGGAATCCAGGTTGGTAGTACAGAAAGCGAAATTGATAGAATACCATTTAGAAGTTCATCTGATTCAATGGGAGCTGCCTTACCTATGTTTACTGGAGATAAAGAAGTAGAGTTTAGAGGTGGATATGAAAATGATGGATTTATTGTTGTAAAACAAAACCAGCCATTACCTACAACTATTCTTGCTATATTCCCAAGGCTGCAAACTTTCGATCAATGATTGTTGCAGATTATAAGCCAGAACATGGCAAAGAAATTTTAGATGGTAAAATGAATAAAGGTGCGCCGCACCACATAAGTAAATATTTAGATTTTGCAGAAAGTTTATATGTACCAGGTCAATCATTTAGCGCCATTGATAATGGTCATTTGATAGCTTGCGGCGGTATCAAACAATTATGGCCTGGTGTAGCTGAAGTATGGTTTTTATCCACAGATAAAGTTCATCACCAGGTAAGACCGATAGTTAAAATAGTATTTAAATATTTAAAAATATTAATAGAAGAACAGAAACTTGTTCGTATTCAATCAGCTGTTAGAGCAGATTGGCCAGAAGCACAGCGATTTGCTCAGTTTATTGGTTTAGAAAATGAGGGTCTTATGAAAAAATATGGTCCAGATGGTAGCGATTATTTTAGATTTGCAAAGGTATTTTAATGGGTATTGAAGCGGCAATAGCATCAACTATAATTACGTCTGTGGTAGCAGCAAATGGCGCTAGAGCTGTAGGCAAACAACAAAAAGCAGCAAACGATTTTAATGCAGATATAAATGACCGCAACGCTTTAGCAGATGAACAAGATGCAGTTCAACTGAAGATAGCTAGTGAGTTAGATATTGCCAGGTTTAAAAGACAATTTGCAGATCTACAAGATGCAACAAGCCAGGCGTTTAGATATAATGGTTTTGTGGCTGAGGGTGGTACGCCGCTCAAGATAGCTCTTGCTAATGCTCAAGAAGCTGATGAAGAAATAGCAATAAAGAAATATAATGCTGCTATTGGTCAACAAGATTTAGAGCAAAGCGCTGTTCAAAATAGGATGCAAGGTAGTTTAAATAGATTGTATGGAAGAAATGCAATGGCCGCTGGCAATATAAATGCTGGAACAAGCTTGCTTTCTGGATTTACAAGTGCAGCAAATATTCAAGGTAGTGCAGATCTAAGCCGCCAGGGTATTCAATCAAATATTAATTTACAAAGACAAAACATTCAGTCGAGGTATGGTTGATGAAAGTTCCAGGTTACACAAGACAAACAGCAAGAGAAATTAATACTGGAGCTGGTAGATTATCAGTACAAGCTAATCCAGGACAATTTTCACAGACTGGCCAGGCAGTAGCAAGGTTAGGTCAAGCTGGACAAACTGCATCTTTAAACGCTTTGCAGTTAGCTGAACGAAAAGAAACACAAACATTTGAAGCAGCAGAAAAGAAAAAACTTTTATTCTTTGAAGCTGAAATGAAAAATCAATATGAAGCAGAGCTTGCTAAAGGTGTTTTAGATTATAACCAGGGATTAAATGATGCAGCCTTAAAAGCTAGAATTATGAATCCCAATGATTCTGATGTTTATTTTCAAGATCAATCTGATGTATTGAAGAAAAACTTATCAAAAAAATTTAAAAGCAAGGCAGCATTAAATGATTTTTTAGTGAAAGCTGATACAAGTTTTACCAATAAAAGTATATCTGTAAGAACGACATCATCTAATAGACGTATTGATGAGCAAGCTTCTATTCATATTGCAACTATAGAACAATTAAAAAACCAGGCTGTCTTAGGCAATGAAGCAGAAAAGGAACAAGCAAGAGAAGAACTTTTTGGTAAGAATGGTGTTTACGCTAAATTACAAGGCCTTGGATATTGGACAAGTGTTGAAACTGGTGTAAAGAAACAAGCTGCTCAAAAAGATATTTTAAAAGATAGTATTGTAAATACCTTTCAAAATCTTGGAACTATAGAGGGCAAAGAATCTTTTTTAGAAACTTTAGAAAAGAAACCGCCAGAAAGCTTAGGTGTTATTGGTACAAGAGCTTTAATACGAAGCTTGCGAACTGATATAACTAATGAAAAATCTATAGTTAAAAAACAAGCTGTCATTTTAAAATCTGATTTAAAAGATGCCAATAAGATCCTTACTAGTGGCGGTACAATAAGTGTAGACACAATTAGCGGCCTGGAGAATAGAGCAAAATCTATGGGTGTTGATGGTGCAGAATTAAGAGTGTTAGCTAATAATTTAAAAGTTAAAAAAACAATCTTTGATATTGCTAGAAAAACCAATCTAAATTCATTGTCAGCTGAAATAACAAAATATTCAACTGATGGTATTCCTGGTATTGGCGATCCAGGTAATAACACTTTATTAGAAACTGAAATAATTAATGATCTAAAAGTTTTAGAAACAAACATGAGATCAGAACTTAAAAGAGATCCGCTCACTTTTGCTGAGAGGTCTGGTAATACATCAATTACAAAAATAGATTTTACATCTGAAAACTCAGCGATACAAATAGGCAAAAGAATTAATGAAGCTAACGCTGTTTCAGCTCAATATGGTAGCCAAGTAAAGTTCTTAAAAGACAACGAAGCTAATTCATTAAAATCTTTTTTTGATAATAGTCAGACAACTATAGATGCAAAGCTTGCTGTATTAAATAAAATAAATGAGGGATTTGGTAGACACTCACAAGATGTATTAAAAGAGCTTTCACAAAAAGGCGCACCAGAACTAGCTCATCTTGGTGGCTTAATGAAGCTTGGGTTATATGAAAATGCAAAGCTTGCAATGCAAGGACTAGATCTTAAAAACAATGATCGTAAAGCACCAGAAATAACAAATATAAATACAAATACAGAATATTCCAGGACAGTAGGAAATGCTTTGCAATTTATGCCAGCAGCTGTTCAAGGTGCAGCAAAGTCTGTGACTGATTTAATTTACAATAAATTAGCAATAGATGCTGGCGAACAGTTCTTTAGACCTAAATTATATGAAAAAGCTGCAAAGCTTGCGCTAGGCTTGCAAGGTGAAAATGGCGGTGTTGATGACGTAGATGGACATCCAACATTAATCCCAAAACAATTAGATGCAGATCAGCTTGAAGATATGATGGAGAATATAACTGTAGACAATTTAAACGCTCAAGGGATTACTATTGATCCTAAATTATTAGAAGATATAAACGACAAGAAATATAACCTTTATGCAGTAGGTGATGGCGTTTACGCTTTAGCTAGAGGTACGCCTGGTGAAAATGATTTTTTAATTGCAGCTGATACAAATGGTAATCAAATAAAACTTAACGCCTTACGTTATCATGGCGTTACTCAATGAGTTTTCTTTACACAGAACAAGAAAGTATAATAGGCGCGCCTGGTACTGTTGTCAGTAAAGGTGAATCATCTTTCATGGAAAACATGAAAGCTGCTTATAATTTTAGTGAATACAATAATACTTCAGTATCAGAAGCTATTGTGATGCAAGAGCAATGGCAGCCATACATAGACATTATGGAAGAAAATAGAGATAGGCTAGGCATAAAAGATAATGTTGTAAATCCTGGATTCTATTTACAGATGG